CTGTGCTGTTAGCTCAGCATAAAAATTAGGATCTGAGCGCTCTAGCAATTCAATGCTAATAGTGTTCATACCTGAGTACTTAGATACTGTACCTGAAAGGTATTCAGTAACCATACCTGTGTTAGCAACTGCTCCGCCTTCGGCTTCAACAGTTACAACAGGTGCTACGCCTGACTTACCGCCTGCAGATGTAACAAGAGAAGGTACGTTGATAGTCATACCGCTAGCTGGCAAAACGCCACGTGAACACGCATCGATAGACGGTGTACCAAAACGTGTGTTAGTTGGGAACTCGCTTAGGTATTGTGTTGGAGAAAATGCAGGGTTAGTACTGAAATCGTCATCTGCTGCAGTTACGTACAACTTGCTATCTTCATTACCTAGTGCAGCTTTAATTTTGTGCTCTGTGTATGCACCCATTGATGTAATAGGTGTACGTACGCGCTGTGAATTGAGCGCGCTTGGTAGGATGATTTTACGAGCTGCCTCTACTGTAGGTGCAGCCTGCTCTGTGGCATCTACTGCCTCAGGTGCGTTTTGATCGGGGGCTGTAGTCACAGCGGCCTCGCTTTCGGTTTCGGTTTCGGTTTCGGTTGTGGTTGTATTTATTACGGTATTAGTTGTCGTAATCTTTGTACTTGTGGACTCTGCCGCCTCTACTGGCATATCGCCTGCAGCTGCAGCAATTTTTTGCACCGCAGCGCTTGCAAAAGCAGCGCTCTCTACGAGTGATACCTCGCGTAAGGTAGCAGCGGTGACCAGGAGATAGTCTTTCTGTGGCTTTGATGCGGTAACTTCCACACCAACGGATAAGCCGTCCATAAGTTGCTCCTGGGCTAGCAAAATCGCATCTGATCCACGTGAGGATGCACTTACCTTAAAGCTCGCATAGAGGCCGTCTTTAGCTGAGGTCATACTTTGCATACGCCCCACCACGGCTGAGTTATCGTGTGCCATTAAGAGTTTTACTTTACTTGGCTCAGCTGCGCTAATTGAACCCTCAGCAAAAACTACTTTGCCCGCGCTTGTATAACCTACCTCGCCATACGGTGCAATTTTGCCTGAAATCATACGGCGCTCGCCGCTATCTACTGCCTCGATATTGCCACTAAACGTTAAGATCACGGATTTCGTTCCCTTCATTAAGGCCACTAGGGCTTAGCTGTTCCATACTTTGCGCTTGCTCTAAGTCAATTAAACCCAGGTTAAGCATTTTTTCTATAGCATCTAAACGCGCTGCAGTATCGGCACGTAAGAAAGTTTCATCTAATGCAAAGCGCACTACGTTACCGTGCGCCGTAATATCATCCATAGATAGACGGTTTTCAATAGCGCTAATAAACGGCTGTAATGAATATGCTACAAACTCTTTGCGCCCGTCTAAAATGTTTTGGTACGTCATTGAATTATTCATATCCGCGCTAATTAAATAGCTTGGCACGTTCATTAAGCGACTAATTTCAGTTGCTAAATACTGGCTGCTTTCCGCATAGACCATTTCTTTAGGTGAAAATCCAACAGTTTGATAATCTAAAGTACTTGTTAAATATGCTGTGCTACGTGATGCACGTGCAGCTTTCCACGCAGCTAAAATGCCGCTAACTTGTGCCTCAGGCAGGTCAGCTCCCGAGTTCTTGATGAACCCCGTACTCATTGGCGTAGACAAAGCTACCGCGGCAGATTTTTGTACATCTATTGCGCTCTGTATTGTGCGGGCCCCAGTTTCTAATACGCCAGGTAATAAACTTTGAAAAGTGACAAGGCTGCCAATACCCGCCATTGGTGCGCGTACACCATTAACGCTGTAAAAGTCTACTTGATCCCCGTATTGGTCAGTAGTAACTGTTACACGTGTATTAGCTACCCACTCAAAACCACTAGGGCGCCCGTCATCGGCGTACAAAGATGTAACGCGCCAATATGCAACGCCATAAAATAAAAGTGAGTCAACGGTATAAGCAATAGTTACGCTACGTGGTTGGCGCATATCGGGTTGGTCAAGCCATAGCGGGCTTTCTAATCTAACGCCTGTAGATTTTTTGTATAGCTCTAAATCAATACTTGATATAACGCCTGCAATTAAATTACGGCATCTTGCAACGCTGGCACATTGTAAAGCTGTAAAGCGATCCATAAACGGGGCGCCGTTACCAGTTGCATAAAGGCCGCCATAGCTATAAACGCCAGCGCCGTAACCTTGTGACATAACGGCAGGGGCTAGTTGGGCGGTAACATCTTTTTTAGATAAACCAAAAGTTTGCAATAGACCCATAGGGCGGATTATAGGTTATCCACAGGTGTAAAGTTATACACACCCTCGGCGTGTCTAAACGTAAACTTTAGCCTCAGATACAGGCTGTGCTAATACGTGAATTACCATAGCTAGGCCAATAGGTATATCTACGGGGCCAGCCGATTTACGCCTGACTATACGCCAGGCATCGGGTGTTATTTTAGCTGCACAATTAGCCATTTGTTGTATTACTAAATCCTGCCCGCTATGGCGTAGCCGATCATTAACCAAGGCATTATGAAAATCTGAACACGCGGTATAAAAGCTCTGCCCTGAAATGTCACGGGTTTGTACGCCTGCATTTTGCAAACGCTGGGCTATGGATGCCGTGGTGTACTTGTCATAACAAACTAAACGCGGGTAATACAGGTCAGCCCATTTTTTAATACTTGCAGCCATAACTAGCTCATCTACTGCTACTTGTGAGCTGTAGGTATCTAATACAGCTACGCCTATGCGCCCGTCAGGCAATATCTGACCCATAACAAGGCTTGCATCGCGTTTAGACGGGCTTACGTCAAAAGCAAAAATAGTTAAAGGCCCAGGTGCCATTTTTAGGTTTATGTCGCTGGCATCCTCGACACTACCGTGTGGCCAAGGTGATTGTAGACTATCGATCCATTGGCATAACGTCTCTGTCCTAAATTGCTCTGTGGTTTGTGTTGTCAGGGCTTCTTGAATTGAGGCCTCGGTGACCAATATGCCTAAAGCTGGGTTGGCCATAGCCCAGGCTTTACGATCATCTAAAGCTGCAAACTGTGGCGCGCTGTACTCGTAATAACCTAGCGACTCAGGCGGATGCGCCAGGCATCGCTCTCTTAACTCGTTGAGAGTCACGCTAAAAGCATCGCCTGCGTTACTGGCCAGTAGGGTTTGCGCGTTAGGCCGTGCACGGGTTACTGGCATAGCAGCTGCAAAGGCAACTTGGTCAACTTCGCGTAATTCATCTATAAATAGAAAATCTGCCGTAGCGCCACGGGCTGAGTCACGTGTAGCTGCACGTACATCTAACCTCGCACCTGATTTTAATACTATGGCCTCGTTACCGTTAGCGTAACGGATGCTCTTTAGCTCTTTTTTTAAGATAGGTGCATCCTCTATAGCTTGTGCCACTTCTCTAAAAGTAGTTAATGCCATAGATCGTGCTGAGGAGATGACCACGTGGTTACGCTCGTTAAACAGGAATAAGCCTGCCAAGATACGCATACGCGCTAGGTGACTTTTGCCCTGTTGGCGTGATGTCAAAAGCAAATTAGTTTTACGCACAAACATTTTATTTTTATCTATCGTCAACATATCCTGCATTACGTAGCGTTGCCAGGGTAAAAGCGGCAGGCCAATATCCTCGGCTAGCTGTGCAACTTCATCGCCTCGGCTGGGGCCTTTTAGCGGTTTGTTTTCTAAGCGTGGCCTTACCGCCCCTCGTAGGGGCTGGCTAGCTTTGGTTGCCATTAGTTAACATCCTGCTCAGGTTGGCCAGCGCAAGGGCCTTGCTGGGTCATTACAGACGTTTTTGGGGATAAACAGTCAGAAAAGACAGGGGGGGTAGCGCTTGTGGCTAAAAAAACGCCCTGTGACCGATTTCCCTTGCGTGTATTGCACCGCTTACAACAGGCAACAGCATTGTCAGGGCTTACAACCAGCTCAGGCGCTTTAGAGATTGGGATAACGTGGTCCACTTGGTCTGCATCTTGGCCACAGTAAAAGCATACGTACCCGTCACGCTGCAGTATCTTGGTGCGGAACCCGTCACGATATGCCCGCTTGAGTCTAGGATCACCACGATTAGCCATTAGTAATGCCCTACCTTCTTATGATGATCTAAAGCTTTGCAAGGATTGCCATAACGATGTGCAATATATTTTAAACCTAAGTCTATCTGCTTATATGGGTTGCGCTCTGTCATCTTTAGCAGCTGTGGTATGCCGTATGCGCTGCTCTTTTTATTTTTAGCTGTAGGTAACCATTGGCTTTCCATACGCCATAACACTACTAAACATCTATATTGCTTATCATCTAACAGCTTCATATGAGCATAGAGTTTATAGCTCTCTACGTTTGGATTGTAAGCCTTTGCTGGCGTAATCCCAATTACACATAGCACGGCCAAAAGCACCAAACTACGCCTGCGAGCTATCCGCCTCAGCGGCTCGCCAGCGAGTTGTGATGCTAGCGTACGTGTCAAGTTACTGGCCAGTTGTGGATAACTTAAGCGCGTTCGGCGTGTCCTCCACAGGCTTTTTGCGACCTGTGGATAACTTTTCATCTTACCCTCGCTAATTTTGTACGGTGTAATGCAGCTGTTGCTGGCTTACCTAAAGCAAATAAGAAAGTCTGAAAGCTAATAGCTTTAGTAGTGCCGTCAGGCCTATCAAACTTTAGATCGGCAGGCGTTGCCATAATTGCATCGGCTTTATCCCATAGCTCAGCAAACCATTTACTACGAGACACAACAAGTAAAGCTATACCGTTGCCATTGGCCGTAAACTTGTTTACCCACGGCGTTGTATTGCTAAAAGGTGGATTCATCCAAACCAACCCCCCCCACTCTTGCGCTAGGCCGTCATCTGCCTGGCTAAACCAACGCTTAGCAGGTATCCAGGGTATGCCCTGAGCAGGTGCGGCTACGTCTATGTCAAAGGTTAAACCCATTGAGTCAAAGAGCCACTTAGGCGTGTAGTAATCGTTGCTAGTCATATCCTCATTAACTACGTTAAACAGGCTATTTTGCATCCTTGCCCCAACCCGTGCCCCTGAATATGGCACCTACTGGGTCATAAATACGGCGCATATCAAATCCACAGCATTTAGGTATATTTACATCGTGTATAGATCGCTGCACCTCATAGCGTATTGAGCAGCTAATACACTCATACTCATACATCGGCATAAGTAACCAATAGGCATACACTCATTTTGCTACATACCTTGCATTGTAAAACCTTTACGTTAGCAGGCAGATTATCTGTAACTATGCGCTCTATCTGCTCGGTTATCTTTTTACAGCTGCGGCACTCAAATCGTATTGACTCACTCATAACTGCACCGCCTCTGAAATAGGCAAAAGGGCCACGGTCTTGTCAACCTGGCCCGTACTGTCAAACTCTGTCTTAGCAGGCAGCCTTTTAACTGACCACTTAACCGTTATCTTACGCAGGTTAAAGGCGTAGATGCCCTTAGGTGTGGCATTAACGTAAAAGGGCGTAAAGCCCAGGCGCTCGGCCTGTTGCATTAGCGCATCGTACTTATCCTGCTCTATAAGCAGGTCATCGTAATGCGTGTGCCTGCATTTTAGCTCTATATGTAGCCTATACAAGGTGCTAGTGCAATCGTGGTACTCGTATTTGTCAGATGACTTAGTTAGATCCTCTAGGTATCGGCCTTTTATGTAGTCAAATAGCTCTTGCTCTGTGTCTATCATCGGCAGCCTTTGCAAAACCATATAATGTTTTCAAAGCTGTTTTTTTGATAGCCAAACTTATCTAGCTGTGCCACTAGGGCGCACTTATCGCATTGCTCTACTTTGTACTCAGCTGCTAACTCACCGTTAACAAAGAGTTTGCCTGTCATCTCTTTAAGGTTGATTAACTCGTAGCTATCGCTCATACCTGGGGCGCCCAACCTGTAGAGGTCTGCATATACCAAACGGGGTCGCATTGTGTTGCTTTGCTCTTTTCTATGCAGCTGTAATTGCCCCACTCTTTTCCTGTCTTAGCGCTAGTGCCTGTACGCCATACGCGGGCGCCGTGCTTACACTCAGGTTTGCCTTGCAGGTAGATGCCGCCTAGCTCGTTTTTAACAGCCTCTATAGTCTGTGCTACGGGTGTAGTAGCCCATAGATCATCGCTAACAGGTGATACGTCTTTAGTGCTAAGCGCCTCTACCTTTTCCATATCCTGTTTAGTACTACGAGCAATACCGCCAGGTGTTAACAGGCCTAAAACTCTCCCATAAGCGGAAGTCACACAGTTTTCTACCCAAAAATGAAGGTTTACGCCTCTGTCGCTACGCACTTCTAAAGCATAATCAACAGCGCTTGGTAGATGATCTTCGTACTCCTTGTAAGCCTCAGCCTTAACAAGAATATAACCTTTTGTTATGTCTATATCCTCAATATAAGCAACAAGGCGTAGGGTCGGATATTCTGCACGTGCCCTGATAATGCGGGCGTTGACATCCTCGTATCCTTCTAAGAAATTACTCATCGCTTGGCCTCAGCTTCTTTTAACGCCTTAGCGATATTACGGCCACGTAGGTAACCTTCACCCAAGCCTACTTTGTAGCCCATTTCATAAGCTGCGTAGATAAATAAGCCCATAAACAGGCAAACCATACCTACCACTATTAAATCTAAACTGTTCATCTTTCGCCCTTTGTTAAGGCCGATAAGCTACTTATCCGAGTAGCCCTCTCGGCGTGTGTAGTTAAAGTATGAACCTAGCTACTGACAAAAGGCAACGCGACACGCCCTACTTACTAAGTCTGTCCTCTAGCAATAATTCGTAAATCTTGTCCACGCGGATTTCTATACGCTCAACCCTACCTTTAAGGTTATGCCCGCCGTTGCCGTCATCGCGTAACTCAGATAGGTAGTACTTAACAAGGTGCCGCACAAGCCCAGCCATAAACCCTGAAAGCGTAGCGATCCCCAACGCTACGGCTATGTATGCCTGGGCCTGTGACACTTACTTAGCGCCTATCCCGAGTTGCTTTTCATTAGGTGCTATAGCTTTAAGTACTGGCCCAATTAGCCCAGCAAGAAAAGCATTAGCTAGTACTTTAGGATCTGAAATCCCGCTGAGATACAGCGCACCCACGCACGATAGAGCTGCACGTAGGTAAGACAAGGCCGCAGCCTTTAGTTGCTCTTGCATTGTATTGCTCCTTAAATGCCCTTTAGTTGACCTGTTTTAACACAGCTATAATATGGCTTGATGATGCCGTAATACCGTAGAGGCCCTCATTATCGCCTACAGGCACCTGCATTTTATCGCCATTATCTAGCTTGTATCCGTTAGCTGTAGTTACGTTAGCATCGCCTAAATACACAGCGCCGCCGCCTAGATTATGTAGCCATACGGTTTGATCCATAATGTTAGCTGCTACTAATAATGTAGCTGTTGTAGTTACTGTTACCTGTGCGCTAGTTGGCATTTTCTAATCCTAACTTAGTAATTAAAACCCTGACCTTTTCAGGGCTTAAAGCTATCTCAAAGTGCATTTCATCTTTTCTAGTCCAATCCCCGCCCCAGGTTAGCCCGTACTTTTTAGCCAGGGCACGGATCATAGGTACTTTGCTGGCATCAAACGTGCCTACCTTGCCTAAAGGGTGTTTAGTTGCGTTTAGGTCTATAGCTGTGCCGCTTGCGTGGTTACTTAGTTTGCCTACAACACCTCGTACGTCTCTGTAAGCGTAGCCCCAATCGTCAAAGGTGCCGCCTTCTATTGGCTCTATTAACTCGTTAAACTCTTTAGCAAAATTAATAAGCAAGGGCGCTACCTTTTCAGCGCAACGCAGCTTAAGGCTTGTGCCCTCAACCTTAAAAGGCTTTACGCCTATCTCGGCCTGATCCTTAGATGCTGGCCAGCCGTTATAGCTAGCTAGGCTCACTAGGGAACTCAATCTTGCTTGGGTCAGAATTAGTACTAGGTAAATCGCGTAACTCTTGGCGATATTTTTTCCATATTTCTATATCCCAGGGTGCATCGATTACCATTTTGTTATCTGTTTTTTGTAAAAGATGATCTCGGTATATTCTAATACGCTCCCACCTATATTCATCTGGGATGTCTGCCTCATAAATTGTGTCTTTATATGACATTTTTGCCTCCTATGCAATTCTATATTGTGCGACTACGCGCAACTCGTCATTGACAGCCCAGGTAAATGGTTGGGTTGCATTAACTACTGTGGCGTCGGGATATGTGCCTGATACGTCAGATATTAGTAAATTATTTCTTGTGCCTGAGTCACCTGTTTCACCATAGGCTTCATATTGTTTGGCAGCGGAAGAGTCATAACAAATAACTTTTGAAATTGGGCTCGCAATCGTGGCATATCCTGCGGATGCTACTGGGTTAGGTATTTTAACGTGACCCGAGATGGTTGTTGTGCTGCCAAATACTAGATTGATGTAATAGGTGTACAGGTTTCCTATAGTTATCTGAAAAGCCGTAACCGTTCCATTACCAACGGTTAAATTAGCCCAGGTTGGTGTGAAAGATGTCCAAGCAAAAGTACCAGCTGAAGGTGTAGCCCATTTTACTTTATATGGGCTAACTGTTGTATCTGCCGTCAAAACTTGTGCAGTAGTACCAATAGGTAGGTTATCGTAAGTACCTGACCCTGTGCCTACTAC